GAACCCATCACCGAGCGACTAAGCGAACAAGCCTTGTTGCAGATTATGACCCAAGACGAACTTCGTGAGAAAGCAGGTCTGCAACCGCTTGAGAAACCTGCTGACGTGGTTGGACCTAACCCCCAACCCGACGAGCAACCGCAAGCCGTGGAAGCATTGCAGAGCAATGACAACATCAAGAAGTTGTCAGGCCGTGAGTACCAAAACCTGATGCGTATCGTGCGTCAGTATATGCAGGAGAAAATCACGCTGGAGATGGCCCGTACCATGTTGTCAGCCGGCTTCGGCCTATCTGCTCAAGAGATTGACACGATGCTCGGAGTGCAGTCCCAAGAGTTCAGCGAACCTCAATGGGGCCAAGATGACGATGAGGACTACGGATGGGGCGAAGAAGAGTTCAAGGTCTTGGAAGTGGTTGCAAGTAAGTTCGGATGTCATGCAGACGATTACCATGTTATGCACTCCAAGCCGATGCGGTTTGACTCCAACATAGACGAAAACATCCGCTTGGCCTTTGCCGAACTGGGCGAAGAAGAGAAAGAGTTGGACAAGAAGATTGAGGCTTACCGCAAGAAGAACCGGGAAGCCAGCGTTGAAGAAATGGCCAAGGAGTTCGGGGTCAGCAAAGCCAAGGTCGCCAAGCGAGTCGCTTACCTAATCACAAAGGACCGCTACCCAATCAGCAGGGCCGTGGACAAGATTGCCGAGCAGAACCTTCCCAAGAATGTCAAGGAAGTTGCCGAGCCTGTACTGGAGGTCCGCTACAAGTACGCATGGGCCACAGGGTTCAGCAACAAGGACAAAGGCTCCAGCCGTGAGTTCTGCAAGGTCATGCTTGACTTAGCCGGGCAGGGCAAGGTTTACACGAGGGAGGACATCGACGGGATTTCTGCGATAATGGGCTACTCCGTATGGAATCGCAGGGGCGGTTGGTATCACACACCGAGCGGAGTGAACAGGCCCCAATGTCGCCATGTATGGGAGCAGCAACTTGTAATTCGCAAAGGCAATAAAATCACAAAGGCATGAAGGCACTATTCATAAGCGAAGAAACTCTGCTCGACAATAGCATCATCAACGAGAACGTATCCTACACCCAAATCCGTCCAACGGTCATCAAGGTCCAAGAGATGCGGATTCAGCCCATCGTTGGCTCTCCGTTGTACGGGGAACTGGTTACGCAGGTCGTCAGCGGTTCAACGTCTGCACTCAACCAAACGCTCTTGGAGGACTACATCCAACCCGCAATGATTCAGTGGCTTTACTACGAGTTACCCATGGTCCTTGCGTTTAAGTACATGAACAAGGGGATGGTCCGTAGAACGAGCGAAGAATCCTCACAAATGAGCATGGAAGAAATCACCCGGCTGACCGATAAGGTCAAGAACGATGCCGAGTGGTACTCCGAACGGATTACCCGATACCTAATGGAGAACCGCAACTCCTATCCCTTGTGGAACTCGCCTCCGTCTGCTTTGGATACCATCTACCCGAACGCTACCAACTACCGCACCGGGATGGTCTTGGACCGCAACCGAAGGATGGGAATCAGCAACCTTGACTACCCCTACCCCTACGGACAATTCGGGGCGTGTAATGACTGCTAACGATGGGCGCACATAAAAAAAACATACTGAAACTTCAGACTTATGTCATGGATAAAAATAAAGCAGGCTCTCTTGGACCTTGCAAATGCTCATCCTCAAGTCAACTCCTTCGGGACGGGCGACCCGCTTGCAATCGGCACGGACAACACCATCAACCTGCGAACCCCAAGCCGTGAGCGTATCGTCTATCCGCTCGTTTTTGCAGATGTTCAGTCTGCAAATACTGACGCTGGTACTTTGGACTTGGTGGTTGGGGTTTACTTTTCTGACCGTGTTGAATCCATCAAACCGATGGGCGGAGTGGTTTCGGGCAGCCCTACGCTGGGCTGGCAGGACAACGAGGATGAGGTACTAAGCGACCAGTTACAAATCGCACAGGACTTCATATCAGCCCTTACAAACGACCCAAGCGAGGACTGGACCCTCTCATCCAGCGTGAGCCTTACGAGGTTCGTAGAGAGCCGGGACGACCGCACCGCAGGGTGGCAGGCGACGATGACTTTTGAGATTCCGTTCGGCCATTCAGTTTGTGAAATTCCAGTCTAATCTACATTTACAATTAAACGCTAAAAAATGCCTACACCCATATTGCAACAAATGCTCGGACAGGGCGGTACGATGGAGTTTATCAATGGATCCGTTACCGGGAAAAACTACGACTTCCTTGTAGTCAACACCGCTGCGACCTTTACAACTTTAACTGGAACTGGAAGTGAAAACCTTCTAACCGCTTACAACTTTTCGGGGGCTTCTATTTCCGCTGGCATCGTTATCAGCGGTCGCAATGGCGGTAAGATTACTGCGGTAACTCCAAGCGTCGGTTCGGTCATCGGTTTCACATTCCTGTAAGCAATGTTCATCGGTTACGGCTACGGCTATCCCACAAACCAACTGCTTGGCGGTGGCAATCCGTTTTGGCTTGCATTCAACCAACGTGCAGACGCTGACGGGGCTTTGCCTGCGGAGGCTGCGGTCAATGGATGCCTCCAAACCCGATTCCTTAACTCCTTCCAATCCTACGCTTTCTTCGTCTTTTATTCCAACTCTTGGCAGCCGTTTATGCAACGGGCGAATACCGACTCGGCTGACGCTGCGGAGGTTCGCTTCATCAACTGCCTTGAAGTCCGAATGTACAATCTCTTAAACGCATAGCAGATGCCTGCAAGTCCATCACTACTTATTGTCCCTGCTCGCTTTAAGACGGGGAAACTCTACACACAAATCGCTACGACTTCGGCTGGGGTTGTTCTCGGTTCATCGGGGGACTTCAACGTTACCCGTGCAACGACTGCGACCCGATTCAATTCGGCTGGCTTGATTGAGTCGGTGGCTTCGGGTGTGCCTCGCTTGGATTACTATACCAGCGGTGGAACGGCTGGATGCCCTGCGTTGCTCGTTGAGCCGAGTGCGCAGAACTTGGCCCTGCATAGCCGAGATTTAACAAATGCCGTTTGGTCGGGAACGACCGTAACAATCGCAAAGAATGCCGTTGGTGCAGATGGAGTTGCATCAGGAGCCACGACAATAACCGCAACGGCTGCAAGTGGAACAGTTCTCCAATCCTTATCCCACGCATCGCAGAGCCGTGTTTTCTCGGCATACATTCGCAGGGTGTCGGGTACGGGGGCTATCCAATTAACGACCAATGGAGGAACCAACTGGACCACCGTTACAATTTCAAGCCTTTACACGCAAGTTGCTTGTGCTGCTCAAACGGTTGCAAGTGGAACAATCGGTATTCGCTTGGCCGTAAGTGGCGACGTGATTGAGGTGGACTTTACACAAGGCGAGGTTGGCCCTGTTGCTACATCGCCAATCCCCACAACCACAGGCTCGGTAACTCGCAACGCAGACGTTATCACTCTATCAGGCGCAGTCAGCGGATGCATCGGGCAGACCGAGGGGACGCTTTATGCGGAGTTTGAATACAAGACTAACACAGCAGAAAGGCGGTTAATAGCGTTGAGTGACAACACCACAACGAATCGAGTCTTTGTTTGGACTCTTAACAACATCTTTTATGTTCAGGTGCAAGGAACGAACGTTATTGTCGCAAATCCGATAACGGAAGGTTATCATAAGTTGGCTTTCGCCTATCAGCAAAGCGGAGTGAGCGGAACGCTATTTGCAAGTTTAGATGGAGGAGCTATTGTTTCGGGTACAACCGCTGGGACATTCCCCAGTTCATTGACTGCTATAAACATCGGAAAAAACGAGGCAACCGCAACATCTACTTTCTTTTGGAATGCCCGCATCCGCTCCGCTGCAATCTACACCTCTCGCCTAACCAACGCTGAACTCATCGCATTGTCAACCCTGTAACGATGGCCTGTTTCCGTAAACTCTCGTTCCCGTCTGCGAACATTGCAGACCAAGTTCTCGCCAAGTTGGACCTTATGGATAGCGTTGTTGTCCTCGGCCACCTATGCGAAACAAGGGATGCAGAAGGATATTGCATCAAGGTCCGCAAGGAGTTTTCGGTTGACGTGCTATTCAACGCAGACGAGCCAAACGAACTCGCAGCACCCTACATCATTTGGCCCGAACCCTGCGGAGTTCACTCCTTTCTCGGATGGGACGAGCAGTACACCGAGGACTACAACGAACACAAATCTTTATGAAACTCTTTCGCAAACGCAACCTTGAAACCCCTAAACTCCCAATAATGAAATCAGCCGTCATCGCTTTACTTCGCCACCTGTTAACCTTCATCGGTGGAACCCTCGTCGCCAAAGGCTTGTTAGACACCGAAACTTTGCAAGAGATTATTGGTGCATTAATCACGTTGCTTTCGGTTGGTTGGATGACAATCGATAAAGTAAAGGTCAAGAAGTGAACTTGATAGAAACCACCATCGTCGGGAGCGTTGCAGCAATCGTCGGTGGAGCGGTCGCTTGGTTCACCAAGGGCCGTGTCGAATCGGACTCTCTGCAAGTCAGGCAGGCCCAAGCGGTCCTCGCTATGTGGCAGGCTACCAGCGAGTCCCAAAACAAGGAATTAACACAACTTCGTAACGAGGTCGTAAGTTTGCGTCAACGATTGGAAGACATGGAACAACTGGTTCATGAACTGCAAGCCGAGAATGCCAAACTTAAAAACCTCGCATGATCCTACCAGCCACCAAGCACACCCGAAACATCCACGAAGTAACCTGCCAATCAGGGCAGGAGTTCTTACTTGTCAGCGACCTGCATTGGGACAACCCCCATTGCGATAGAGGCTTGCTGAAAAATCACTTGGACGAAGCCTTCAAGCGGAATGCTGCCATTATACTCAATGGCGACACTTACTGCTGCATGGGTGGGAAATATGACCGTCGTGCTGACAAGTCCCTGATTCGTCCCGAACACAACACCGACCGCTATTTTGACGCTATCGTGGACACCTCGGTGGAATGGTTTGCCCCCTACGCCAAAAACATTCTGCTGATAGGCTACGGCAATCATGAAACCGCTATTATCAAGCACGGGGAAACGGACCTCCTGCAACGCTTTGCCAGCACCCTCAACTACGCCACAGGGTCAGCGGTTCAAGTTGGCGGATATGGTGGAACCATTGACATCCGAGTGCTTCACGATACAATCCGTGGAGTCAACTTCGTAGTGCATTATTTTCATGGGCATAGTGGGGGAGGCGCGGTCAGCCGCGGAGTAATTCACGATCAGAGGCTCCTTGCCGGGACCGAAGGCTACGACTTGACTTGGATGGGCCACGTTCACGAATTATACTACCATCAAAATATGATTCACCGCTATGACCGCTCAACCAAAACCCTCATTCAAAAACCTATTCACCAACTTCGTACGGCTACTTACAAGGAAGAATGGGACGGAGGTTACATGGGCTTTCATACTGAGCGAGGAAGAGGCCCGAAGCCTTTGGGAGGCTATTGGCTGAAATTGGAAACCTCACGGAATACCAGCAAAGACAACAAGGGTCCCGAACTTCAAGTTCACGCCACCTTCACTCCTGCGGATAGGTTGTACTGACCTATATGCCTCCTTCGCTCCCTGCGACAGGTTCTACACCGCTGGCAGTTAGGTATAAGTAGCCGTACTCCTTTTCAGCGTTAAACTGGGGACAGGCCTTGGTAACGCCCGGAAAGTCCCTATGTCCGCATATCCTTGCGGTAGGGTACTTCTTAAGCCAATCAAGCAGCACCACGGCTATCGCTTGACGTTGGCCGATACTACGGTCATCTTTGTCCTTGCCTCCAATATAACTTACATGAAGGCTTGTGGCGTTGTGTCCCTGCACTCCGTTGGTGATGGCACTATCAGGAGCCAAGACCGTTACATTCCCGGTTGAATCAATGATCTTGTGGTAGCCGACCGACTTCCAACCGAGGGCTTCCTTCCAATGCTTGCGGATGGATGCGATAGTCGTATGCTTCGGGGTGGCCGTGCAATGGACGACGAGGTGGGTGATGGTTCTCATTCTTCGGGGTTTAGTTTGTGGAAGTAGTTGACCGCAACAGGGTCGGCAACATCGGGACCGCTGGATAGGTGGACCTCCTTGGTTCCCTGCCATTGAGCCATGGCCGGGTCGTAGCCCAGTAACTCACAGGCTTTCCGGTATTCCAAGAGAAGGGCGTGGTTGCCTTCAAGGTCAGCGTTGTCAATGGCTATCATCAGCCGTTCCAAGGCGTTCGTCAGGGCCTTGGCAGGTCGGAGGGAGTGGTATTCGGGCATGGGTGTAAATGTACAAAAACCCCTCCAATGCAATCCAAAGGGGGTTAAATAATTTTTTTGCTACGAGGTGGCACAAAATAGGTTGGACTGCATTATCTTTGCTTTACAAACCAACCACTAAACCTCAAAATTATGACAACTCAAGCCACCGAAATCTTCCGCATCAACGACAAGCAATGGGATTACAGCGACTACCGCCTAAGCGTTATCGCAGTATTTGGATTCATGTTCGCCAATAAACTAAAGCAAGTAGGCGAATCCTTAACCATTGAAAACGGAGTAAAAGTTTGGACGATTCATGTAGCCCCACAATCAGGAAACTAACCAACCGAGGGGTGCGACTCGCCAACGCACATTCTTTTAACCTCAAACCTCAAAACCATGAACCACGAAACCAAAGCCAAACTCAAAGCAGCCCTCGCAACGGGCTACATCCTGCTGACCGCCTGCCTCGGCATCGCCTTCTTCGGCAGATTCATCTTCGCACTCATCACCAACTAAACCTCAAAACCATGCACAAGTTTAAAACCACCAACATCAAAGGCAAAGACTACGTCGAAGTCAATCAACGCCTCCTGTACTTCCGCAACGAACAAGCCTACGCAGGCTGGTCGTTGGAATCCGAACTCATTGACCTGCAACCCGACCGCTGCTGCGTCCGTGCAGTCATCCGGGACAACGAAGGTCGCATCCGTGCAACAGGCCACGCCTCCGAGGACCGCACAAGTTCAATGATCAACAAAACAAGTTACGTCGAGAACTGCGAAACCTCTGCTTGGGGCCGTGCCTTGGCCTGTATAGGAATCGGAATCGAAACGAGCATCGCATCGTCCAACGAGGTGCAGATGGCTATCGCCCAGCAGGGCCTTGGCGACCTCAACGACAAACTCGGACTGGTCCCTTCCTACGACGAACTCACCACCGCAACCCTCAAGGCGGACTTCCTCGCATTGCTTGAGAAACTCCCAGCGGAGCAGCAGGCGAAGTTCATGAAGGATATCGACCACATGACCCCTGCCCGATTCGAGAAAGGCATTCAATTCATCCAAAACCAACTTGCAAAACCATGAACCTACTCGAACAAATGAACGCTGACGAGTTTCGGAAACTCCTTGAGTTCAAAGAAAAGTACCCGACCCTTGGCGAGGAACTGGTCAAAGCCCTGACCGATAAAATCGTTGTCATTCACCTAACCATTGCCGAGTACATCAGCCTATGCGATGCCTTGGGAATTTATTGCGCCCCGGCATTAAGCCAAGTATTTCAAGCCTTCAAATCCAAGCCATGACCTACCCAACCCTAATTACCATCCCCAAGAGCGACATCTGCAAGGCAGAGATAGCCCAAATCGCCCAGCAACTGACCGACCGAATCAATGACGGAGAGGTCAACCCCATCGAGGCCCACATCAAACTAAAGGCCATCGTCAAGGCTTTGGAAGCCACCATCAAGGCCACCGAGCAGACCGTTGCCGACGAAGCCAGCAAGCACGGCAAGACCTTCCAAGCCTTCGGAGCGGAGATAACCCTCAAGGAAGGGAGCCTCACGCCTAACTACGAGGAAGACGAAGTGTATGCCGACCTTAAATCGCAACTCAAAGCGAGGGAGGAACTGCTCAAGATAGCCTTTCGGCAAGCCGGCAAGACCGCTATCTTTGACGAATCAACAGGCGAGCAGGTTCCAGTATGTTCAGCCAAGGCCACCAAAGCGTCCATAGCCGTATCGTTCAAATGAGAAGAGCCTCCGATGCCGTAAGGGTTTACAGGTTGCTATGCGACCGCCCCTACCGAGCCAAGCAGATTGCTGAACTGCTGGGCAACAAAGAACGCTACACCTACCGGGTGCTGCACGACCTCCTAAATTCCGGCTATGTCGGAGTAACCAAATCGTACTATCACAAACTCGAAACCCCAACCCCAACCATTTACAACCCCCAACCATGAAAGACGGACAAACAATCGGCCAATGGCTGAACTGGGACATTAAGGCCAATGAAGTCCTTGAAATTAAAGACAGGCATGGTAATTGTATTTACTTTGAGAATTCAAATGGATATTGGGCTAAGCGTGAATTTGATTCGCTAGGCAGAATTATCTACTATGAAAATTCAGATGGAAAGATTGTTGACAACCGCAACCCCAAATCAAAGCCATAAAATACAACGGACGCAAATACCAACTAATCCCTAACCAAATCCAAACCAAAAACCCATGAGTTACACCCCCCAACCCAACACCTTCACCCTGTTCGTCAATGATAAGGGCGACAACCCGAAACGCCCGGACTACCGAGGCGACGTGGTCCTTCCCGATGGAACCAAGATGCGCCTCTCCGGGTGGGTCAAGGAATCCAACGGCAAGCGGTTCATATCCGGCAAAGTAGAGCCAATCCAGCAGCAGACCAGCGGTGGAAATTTTGCACCCCAAGATGGCGATATGCCTTTTTAATTATGCAGTACATCGCAAAAATTTGGAATCTTTCTAAGGATGAAGAAGGTCCAATAATTAAAATACGGCAAATTTCTCGATATCGGATAAATGAGCAAAGTGAATTGAAATGGGAAAAGCACATTAAAATGCAAGAGTTTGCAGAAATAATGGATGGCTTTGATCTTGTTTTAATCCCTAAGTTGCGGTAAATTTGCACCCAACATACATTTACCAATAGACGCATTGCTTGTATAGCAGCCAAGTGATGCTACCGATAAAGGGTCATGCTTGAACCCCTACCCCGGCTGCTGCTATCAGTCGGGGTATTTTTTTCTTATCCTATGGCAGAAATATCAATGTTCAAAGCGTCCACCAATGGCGGTGTGCGAAATAATGTCCCCGAAGACCACATGCCGTTTGTGCAGTACATACAGGACATCAAAGATGGCATCTACTACACGGAGGTCATGGCCTACCGCAAAGCCAAGACCGAAGAAACCAAACGGAGGCTTTCAGCCGTAACTCCAAGCGGTAAGTTTAAGAAGCAAGGCAAGGAAGGCCTTGAAACGCATTCGGGAATAATCTGCATCGACATCGATGCCAAGGACAACGAAGGCGTTGACGTACTTGCAATCCGCCAGGACGAACATCTCTACGCCCTGCATCAAAGCACCGGGGGGCAAGGGTATGCAGCCTACTACCGCATCGAGCCGGACCGACACCTGGACGCTTTCTATGCTTTAGAGAAACGCCTGGCAGACCGTTACCACATCATCGTGGATCCTGCTTGCAAAGACGTGAGCCGGTTGCGGTTCGTGAGTTTTGACCCGGACGCATTCATAACCGACAAACCCGTTCCGGTATTTAAGACCTATCTGCCCAAGGCCAAGGCTGCACCGGTTCCAAAGTTCTACCCACACGGTGAACACGATGTCGAACACATCCTTCAGCAAATCGAAGCCAAGCGATTAGACCTTACGGATTCCTATGCCGATTGGGTCAAGATTGGTTTTGCCATTGCTGCAAAATACCACGAACCAGGTGCAGACCTGTTCCACCGAGTTAGTGCTATGTCCCCCAAGTACAACCCGGAAGCCTGCGACAAAAAGTACAAGCAACTTTGCAACTCCAATCAAAACCAAGTGTCTTTTGCTTCCTTCATGTGGCTTGCTAAGAATGCAGGGGTAGAGATTCAAACCAAGACCACCAAGCACATCGTGTCCACAACCAAGTCCCACCGCATGCGTGTCGGGACCAATGGCGGTCCCAAGGACATCAACGCAGCAACGGAAGCAGCGGTCCGGGTACTTCGGGAGATAGACAACATCGACATCGATGGCCTTGAAGAAATCGTTGCCAACACGATGGCACTCGATACCACGGAACTGAAATCCGCTGACACCGAGGATACACCGATAAAGCAAATAAAGGCTTTCTTGCGTTCATTCGACCTAAAACGCAATGCAGTAACCCGTTGCATTGAATACAAAGGCCAACCCATTACCGACGTGGACCTGAACAATATTTACGTTGACTGCCTGGAAGCCTTTGGCAAGAAGGAGGTCAACATGCAACTGGTCGGGGCAATAGTGGATTCGGACTTTACACCGACCTACAATCCATTCGCCCAGTTTTTTGCCAGGCACGGCCATCGCAATCCTACCGGGTGCATCGAGGCCCTGACCAATACCATCCGAACAACCAACCAGGACCATACGTTCGTGCAACTATGCATCACCAAATGGCTCTGCTCGATCATCGCAAGTATGCACGGGGAATACTCCTTGACCATCCTGGTGCTTTGTGGCGACCAGGGCATTGGCAAGACCAACTTCTTTCGTAACCTTCTGCCCGATGAACTTCGGACCTATTACGGGGAATCCAAACTGGATGCCGGCAAGGACGATGAGATTCTCATGTGCAAGAAGATAATCCTTTGCGATGACGAGTTTGGTGGCAAATCCAAGCAGGAAGCCAAGAAACTAAAGGAACTATCCTCCAAGCAGACATTTAGCATCCGCAAGCCCTACGGCCGGGTCCATGAGGAACTGAACCGCTATGCGGTCCTTTGCGGTACGAGCAACGACGAGGAAGTCATCAACGACCCAACGGGTAACCGTAGGATCCTGCCCATTGTAATCAGCGAGATTGACTGGGATGCCTATGCAGCCATCGACAAGACGGACCTGTTCATTGAAGCCCTACACTCCTTTAAATTGAACGGAGCCGATGCCTGGCAACTATCCAAGGCCGAAATCAAGATGTTGAACAATCACACCATGCACAACGTGCAGCCGGCAATTGAAAAAGAAATGCTCCTAAACCTATTCACCATCCCGATGGATTATAGCGACCCCTACGGCAAGTGGATGAGCAATACCGAAATCAAGGACCTCATTGAAACCTGCACCAAGCAGCACATCAGTTCGCACAAACTCGGAGCGGTCCTAAAGTCCCTTGGCTGTAAGAAAATGACACGACGGGAGCGGAATTTCCTTCCGTGCTACTTTTTGGTCAAAAATGCCGATAAAAGTGACTACGCCCAAAAGGTTGATAATAAGCGACATCCGTTTTAGTGTAGTCACTTAGTCACTTAAAATGCGTTTTTTCTTTAGGGGCTTATATGTGCATGTGTGTGTGTGTGTGTGTGCATATAATATATACTCTAAAGAAAGTAGTAACTAAAGTGACTACACTGACTACAACCCCCTTCACGCTATCAAAAACGCAGATTTTGGTAGTCACTTCATCCAAATTCAAAGTAACTACAAGTGACCACACTTAGACCCTACCAACAAACCGCTATTGACCAAATGCGGACAAGCATTGCCGAGGGCAAAAGACGCTTGATACTCTGCTCCCCCACTGGAAGCGGTAAGACGGTCATGTTCACCTACATGGTGGCACGGGCCTTAGAGAAAGGCAAGCAGGCCATCATCTTCACGGACCGGGTTGAACTGCTCCGGCAATCCAACGGAGCCTTGGACCAGTTCGGTATCAAGCCGACGCTGATTGAGGCCAACCGTACCCGGCTCGATGTTTCCGGCAACTGCTTCATTGCCATGGCACAGACATTCAGCCGAAGGAAGGACTCTGCCCAATACACGGACCTCTTGGCCCGGATGGACCTGGTGATCATTGACGAAGCCCACAAGCAGACATTCAACCCCCTGCTGCCATACATCAACCCCAAGGCCGTGGTCATCGGTGCAACCGCAACGCCATTGCGGAGAGGAAAGCAGGAATGCCTCTCCAAGTTCTACAAAGCACTCCATGCACCGGTGCAGGTACAGGAACTGATCAGCCAAGGATACCTGGCTGAACCAACGACCTACGGAATGACGCAGGACCTTTCCGGGATCCGTATGAAGGGCGATGATTACGACACCGAGCAAATGGCTCAACGATTCAGCGAGCGGAAGGTCTTTGCCGGGGTGGTGCAGAACTACGCCAAGGTTTGCCCAGGCAAGAAGGCTATCGTCTTTGCCAGCAACATCGCATCGAGCAAGGAGGTTTGCGAGGCTTTGCAGGGTGCAGGGTTTAACGCCCGGCACGTTGACGGAGAGATGCCAAAGTCCTTGCGAGCCGAAACCCTTGCGTGGTTCAAGCATTCCAACGATGGAATCCTTTGCAACTGCGACTTGATGACTACGGGCTTTGATGAACCAAGCATCGAGGTCGTCATCCTCTACCGGGCGACTGCGAGCCTACCCCTGTTCATGCAGATGGTTGGCCGAGGCTCCAGGGTAACGCCAACCAAGACACGGTTCACGGTGCTGGACTTCGGAAACAACGTGCAGACCCATGGCTTTTGGGAAACCAATCGGGAATGGTCCTTGAAGAAGAAACGCAAACGGGAATCCGCTGGCGTTGGTGGGGTGAAGAACTGCAAGAAGTGCGAGGCCATTATACCGGTGGCTGCCATGGAGTGCAAGCATTGCAAGTTTGAATACGAGCGAAAGCCAAAGCCTCCAGGCGAAGTCGTAAGTTTGCAGATGCTGACCAAGGCCCAAGGCATGGAAATGGCAAAGCAAAGCACGATGTACCAAAAGGCTCAACTGGCAAAGGCCAAAGTGATCAGCCCGTTTTGGGTTCTGCACAATCAATGCAAGAGCAAAGCCGAAGCCTTGGAGTTCATCCGCTACATGGGATGGAGGCCAGGCTGGGCCTTCCACAATAAAGACCGTTTTCCAATCCTAAAGTAAGTTCATGCAAGAATTTAAACTCCAAGCCGAATGCTTCCAGTGGCACTGGAACAACTTTCCCGATCAGCGTGGACGATTGTTCACGGTCAACAACAACGCACCGAATGCCTATGCCGGCAGCGTGATGAAGGCCATGGGCGTGGTCGCAGGGGTCAGCGACATGATATGGCTCTCGCCAACCGGTGCGGTGATGCTGGAGTTTAAAGCAGATAAGGGCAAGCAGTCCCTTTCGCAAAAGTGGTGGCAGGGAGTGGTTCAAGAAGCAGGATACAGGTACGAGGTAATCCGAAGCGTTGAGGATTTTCAGCGAGTGGTTGCAAGTGTGGAATAGTTGTGTAGATTTGCCTATACGCATTCGGGTATAACCGTCAGCCTACACGCTGACAAAACCTCCCCCATCGTCAGCCTATAAACTGACCAACCAAACCCCAAACCGATGAAACTATACGCATTCCAACCACAAGGACATGGTGAGCAATCGTTCTTCACTATTGCTAAAAGCGAAGAAGAAGCCATCAAAGCCGTAAACAAGCATATTCAAAAAGTTTACCCAAAGGGCAGTCCTAACGAATACGATGCATACGGATTTGGAACGGACTACTACAAAATGACCGTTGTTGAAGAAGGACAAGTCGTTGAGAATAATAACCAATAACCAAACCCCAAACCCATGAAAACCACACCAACCGATTTCCGACGCTGGCAACTCCATATCCGCAAGGAGTGCGTCAACTGCAACCGACCCGACAAAAGCGAAACCATCAAGGCTTGGTCCGTGAACTGGACCCTGCTCGGTCGCATCCTTCAAGCCAAAAACGCCTGACCATGGAATGGATTAAATGCTTGGACCGAATGCCGGAACCTTACGAGCCAGTCCTGATATTCACGACCGACCGCAATCAAGCCTATGCATGGCTGGGCGATGGTCGTTGGTACTACGAACACCAAACTTGGTTCCTAACCGAAGTCAGCCATTGGATGCCCCTACCCCCAAACCCGTTTTAGCCATGGACCTAATCACTCGCACAATCCTCGGCTATACGGCAGAGGTCGTCGGAGTCAGCCCCGACCAAATCATCAGCAACATCAAGACCCGTGAATTTGTGCTGGCACGCAGCATCTTTGCCGACATCGCTTATTCGGAGTATATGTACAGTTATTCTCGCATCGGGCGAATCCTCAATCGGGACCACGCCACGGTCATGCACAACATAGAGGTCCTCAACAACCAAATGTGGCAACTACCATCAATCAAGCACCTTCGCAAGGAAGTTTTCAACAGGACCAAAGAATTTCTGCAACATCCGCATGAATCTATGTAATCTTTGCGTGAGTGAACGCAGAGAGCATCGTCCTTGACCTTTATCGCAGCGGAGAAATCCGCAAGGCTTGCCTCACCATTACGGGGGGCAATCCGCTTTGGAAGGACCTCGAACAAGAGGTCGTCCTGATTCTGCTCGAAAAAGACCCAGACAAGATTACCAAGATGCAGGTCCAAGGCTACCTGCGATTCTACATCGTTCGGCTCATCATGAACCTGTACCGGGGCAACAATAATCAATTCGCCAAGAAGTACCGTCATCACGACGAGCGGGTCGAAGTGGATCCCGAAACTCAAGAACTGGGCAAGGACTACGACTCCCTGCTCGACGACCTTTGGGCCATTGCCCAGCAAGAAATGGACTCTTGGGCCAAGGACGGAGCGTTCCCATACGACAAAGAACTGCTGAACCTGCTGATGCAGACTGGCAACATGAAGGCCATGTCAAGAGAAACGGGCATCCCGTACCGGTCAATCATTTACTCCATCGAACAGGCCAAGGCTAAAATCAAAACCGCAATCGAAGCAAATGGATATACTGGTTTTTCCAATCCTGATTAGTGCCTTAGCGACCCTTGCGGTCGTGGAGTTCCGAGTGCTGCCCGGGTGGTTCTACGCTTTGCCCTTTGCGAAGCGGAAGCCGTTTTCGTGCATGACTTGCTTCGGGTTTTGGCTTGGGGTCTTGCTGACCCTGCCGACCTGCCAATGGTACTTGGCCCCTATCCTTGGCCTCGCCTCATCTGCCACCGCAATAATCATCCGGGAATGGACCTTCAAATGACCAACGACCAATTCATCGTGGCCCAAAAGCATCGCAAGTATTGGGACCAATATGTGGCATCGCTGACCATGCGACTGCCACCCGATGCGGTTGGGGAACTGCAAGCCATCCTGACCGCTCACGGACGACCGCCTACGAATTGGTGGTGTGCGGACTGCGTAAAATCGGCTCTTCAATACATTTACCTACAAGCGGACCTGTTCCTCGAAGTCAACCAAAACACCATAACCCACCCCCTGAATGCCCCTGCCAATCCCTAACGAGAACGAAAGCAAAGAAGGCTTCATCGGTCGTTGTATGTCCAACAACTCAACGACCACGGAGTTTCCCGATACGGCTCAACGGCTTGCGGTTTGTGGCTCAACGTGGGAGAATCACAAAAGGCAGCAGTTCGAGTCATACTCCGACTACGGCCAAGAGATTCGGGCCAATGCCAAGCGAGGGATAGAACTCAACGAGCGGAACGGCAACAAGTGTGCGACGCAAACAGGCAAGGTCCGGGCGCAGCAGTTAGCCAACGGGGAAGCAATTTCCCTTGAAACCATCAAGCGGATGCACTCCTACCTATCCCGGGCTGAAACCTACTACGACAACGCTGACGACACCTCCGACTGCGGTTACATCTCTTACCTCCTATGGGGCGGTAAGTCGGCTCTCTCATGGTCAAGAAATAAACTCCGGGAACTTGGCGAACTCGAAGGCTAAGGATGACGAAGCCCAAGTGCAGGCTCGGATGGACTCGCTTATGATGGTCATCACGACCCTCTGCGACTGCATCGGAGCGGTGGACGATTCCAATGCTCCGAACCAGTACGAAGTGAAAATGAAAATCGTAAACAAGATTAGCGACCTAATCGACAAAATCGAATACTAATGGGAACCAGCAAGGGCAACGGCAAGTACATCGAAACCCCCGAAAAGATGTGGGAGTACTTTGAGGCATACCGGGCAGGGGTCAAGGCAAACCCAAGGACCAAGACGGTATTCCCCGGCAAGGATGCTATCCCCCAGCATGAGCCTTTGGAGCGACCCT